TTACGCCTTCTTTATATCCTCCATAATTCCAGAGTGGGACATATTTGGGACATTATCACCAAAAATGTCGTCTATTTTCCTCGCATGCTCTGTCAAATGATTAGGCGCAAGGTGAGCATACCTACGAACCATTTCTATGGACTCCCATCCGCCCATTTCCTGAAGCACTGATAATGGGACGCCTGACTGAATCAGCCAGCTTGCCCAGGTGTGTCTGAGGTCATGGAAACGGAAATCTTCAATTCCTGCACGACGACAAGCTGATAGCCATGATGTCTTGCTGTCGATGCGCATCTTCCTGACCGCAGGCGTTGATGTTCCATCTGCTCGCTTAGCCGCCTTGGTATGTACAAACACCCATTTGTGATGCTTGCCTATTTGATCACGCAACACTTTACAGGCGGTATCGTTCAGCGCCACACCAATGGCGCGGTTTGATTTGCTCTCTTCTGGATTCACCCAGGCAACTCGTCGCTGCATGTCGATTTGTTGCCATTCCAGATTTATGATGTTCGACTTTCTCAGACCAGTTGCCAGCGCAAACTTGACGACAGATTTCAGTGGTTCGGGGCACTCATCAATAAGGCGTTTTGCTTCCTCCTTTTCCAGCCATCTGACTCGCTTGTTTCTGACCGCTGGTATCTTGATGACAGGCGCTTTTTCCAGCCACTTCCAGTCGCGTTCTGCAGCACGGAGAATGGCCTTTATCATGGCAAGATGCTTTGCCTTTGTCTGAGTTGATACTGGCTTTGGTTCATAAACAGGCAGTTCTTTACCTTTCCTGATGGCGGCCTGAACTTTCTGTTTCCATATTTCTTTCGTCTTTCTGTTATGCATTCTGCTTACAGCAGAGTAAATCTTTGCCTCCGAGATATCTTTAAGCCTTATACCCTCAAAATGTTCAAGCCAGAACTCAATCCGGCTTTTATCTGAATCGAGAGATTTTTTATCAGCTTTTTCCTCAAGCCATCTTAGGCAGGCCTCTTCAAAAGTGACATCAGGTAAATCCCCTAGCTTTTCTACTCGCCAGAGTTCTGCTTTTCGCTTGTCGTGCAACTCCTGAGCTTGCCGCTTGTCCTTTGTGCCAAGAGATTCCTTAATTCGTTTCCCGCCCGGGAGCGAATACGAGGCATACCATATTTCATTTCTGCGGAAGAGTGACATTTTCTTTCCTCTGTTATGCCATCACCCGCGCTCACCTGGACAGTATGCAGCGGAGACTGAAGCGCCGCAATGCAGGCTTGCCGTGTTGTGAGGTAAGGAGATTTTGGCTTGGTTGGATCTTTACGTGTTGCCTGTACAGCAGGTAGCGCAGATCATCAACGGTGTGTTCAGCCAGTTACTGGCAACTTTCCCTGCGAGCCTGGCTAACCGGGATCAGAACGAACTGAACGAAATCCGCCGCCAGTGGGTTCTGGCTTTCCGGGAAAACGGGATCACCACAATGGAACAGGTTAACGCAGGAATGCGCGTAGCCCGTCGGCAGAATCGACCATTCCTGCCATCACCCGGGCAGTTTGTTGCCTGGTGCCGGGAAGAAGCATCCGTTACCGCCGGGCTGCCAAACGCCAGCGAGCTGGTTGATATGGTTTACGAGTATTGCCGGAAGCGTGGCCTGTATCCGGACGCAGAGTCTTATCCATGGAAATCAAACGCGCACTACTGGCTGGTTACCAACCTGTACCAGAACATGCGGGCCAATGCGCTTACTGATGCGGAATTACGGCGCAAGGCTGCCGATGAACTGACCTGTATGACAGCGCGAATTAACCGTGGTGAGACGATACCTGAACCAGTAAAACAACTTCCTGTTATGGGCGGTAGACCTCTAAATCGTGCACAGGCTCTGGCGAAGATCGCAGAAATCAAAGCTAAGTTTGGGCTGAAAGGAGCAAGTGTATGACGGGCAAAGAGGCAAGTATTCATTATGAGAAACTTTCTAAATTTTTTGAGCCAGATTAGTGGTCTTGGATTCAGTTTACGTCTCAGATACTGAGAAAAATAACAATTTGTGATACATGTTAACATTATGACTTTTCAGGCTTTCACCAAATTTTTTTAAGAGTATTCTGACCCTTTCGTATCAATGCATGAACAGGAATCTATATGTGTTATAGCAATGTTACAGATCGTGATCTTATGGGGCAAATTGCTACTAAATTAAATGACTATCGAAACCCTCCTCAAGGTGGCATGAGCATTGATCATGTTAATCGATGGATTAATCAATTTGAGTTAACCGATAGGCGATTTGTCTTAGAGGAAACGGACCGATTAATGGGGATTGGATACTTCTCTGAGAGCGACTATCGCAGAGTTATTAGTAGTATCGCCAATGATGAGCAAAATGAAAGGTTCTTTCAAACCGCAGCGTTTCTCGATATCCAGAACCAAGGCACCAGTCAATCTGAGTTTTTGGATTTGCTTCGCGAAGATTGTGTAGAAGAATTCAACGTTGTGACCAGACTGTCACAACGTCAAAGAGTTAGTTCATTCCGTGAATTTATTTACCTTGACGATGTTTCATTCTCAGGAGCTAAGGCAATCAATGATTTAACTTGGTTTATTGAGCACTTTGAACTCCAAAATATTACAATATTGGTGTACTTTTTAGGCGGGCACACGTATTCAGCATGGAATATAAAAAAACAACTTGAACGAAAATTTGCTGATAGGAATATTTCAGTTTGCGTTGATGGTGGTGAGTTTGCAGTTGTTGAAAATCAACGCCGAAACAGTTCGAGTTCTGAGGTTTTTTGGCCAAAAGCGCAAAGTGTATCAATACCTGAATGGGCTGACGGTCAAGTACATTATTTAGGAACATATCGTGACGGTTACGTCGCGAATAATTTTTTCCCTAATGAGCAGAGACGAGATCGTTTTGAAGCAATTATGACAAAAGTTGGGTTTGATATCCTTGGTCAGAGTCAAAATCCTTCTGATGCTATAAAGCCTTTAGGCTTTTCAACTTTCAATGGTGTTGGGTTTGGTGGAACTATCTTTACTTTCAGAAACTGCCCCAATAATACCCCTCTAGCGTACTGGTGGGGAACTTATCTTCGAACGGGAAATAGAGCTCTGGATTGTTGGTATCCACTTATGAAGCGTAATGTGTATAATCGGTGATCATGAGCTATAGACTATACCTGTTTCACAACACAGTTTCTTTCAGGAAAACCACCGAGAAATGGGGTGGTCTTTCCAACATGGCCAAAGGATATCCGCTCTTAGTTAATGGTATACCCATTCAATCGAGTGAAATTCTTTACCAAGCATGCCGATATCCAGACTATCCAGATATCCAAAAGGCTATTATTACCCAAGGCAACCCTTATGAAGCTAAACAAACCGCCAGATCTTTCGAAGCTAAAACCCGTGCAGGTTGGGAAAAAAATCGAGTTTCGGTAATGAAATGGTGTGTCTGCGTTAAGCTTTGCCAGAACTGGGAATCGTTTTTCGCGCTCCTGGATAGCACAGGAGAGCATGACATTGTTGAGCACTCAGAGAAGGACCAATTTTGGGGGGCTAGTAAAGACTCCGAAGGTAACTTTTATGGTATGAACGTGTTAGGTCGTATCCTTATGGATGCGAGAGATGTTGCAAGAAAGAAGGGGCTTTCAGGGTTTGCTACGATACCGCCGCTACCCTTGGATAGGTTTCTTCTGCTCGGGGAGCAAATACGTGATGTTACTTTCTCTCCACTACCGATGAATTCGGGGCAAAGCTTATCGCTTTTTTAATGTGGCGTTGTTCCTTTCACTGTCGTGACAGATCTGCAAACCCGCTTTGGCGGGTTTTTTATAAATTATGCAACTTATTGACTTGCTACCGATATGTCAGACTTTAACATAGCAGCTAAAATCTAGTACGAAGCCGACAAGGTAAACATTGACTTGGTGGCATCTAGTAAAGCGTACAATGAGTGCCTGAAGTTTTATTTCGAGAAGTCGATAACTTTACCTAAAGGTAGCGATCGGTAGCGATCCGGTTTATTTGAAAACAGGAGGGTTGAAAGTGACGATAGAATTTGAATCTACCCCAGAAGGGGCAAGGCAGGGAATGACACATCATCAGCGAAAAATTAGAGAACTTTTGGAAGAAGAAACTGCTATATGCGAGGACGCTCTTGAAGGTGAATACAATCAAGGTCGTCTGGATGAAATACATAAAGAGATAGCCTATCGAGAAAGCCAAATCGAAAAATTGAAGGTTATTTGAAGACATGAAAGCAATTTGATTTCCAGCTATCAACCCGCCATAATCATGTCATCGGAGCCTGAACAACTCCGGTGACTTCTGCGCTAAACGGGGACGTTTATGCGCACATACAATTCAAACTCTCTTCTCCCTTCACAGATGCAGAAATGCACCTGCGATTTTTTGCATCCAGCGCCTGACCTCTGCGGAGGTGAAGCGTGAACCTACCACAAGATGGCATCAAACTGCATCGCGGTAACTTCACCGCTATCGGCCAGCAGATCCAGCCTTATCTGGAGGACGGAAAATGCTTTCGCATGGTGCTTAAACCGTGGCGTGAGAAACGCAGTCTTTCCCAGAATGCACTCAGCCACATGTGGTACAGCGAAATCAGTGAATACCTCATCAGCAGGGGGAAATCGTTCGCTACCGCAGCATGGGTAAAAGATGCTCTCAAACACACATACCTCGGTTATGAAACCAAGGACCTGGTTGATGTCGTAACCGGCGAAATCACTACTATCCAGTCGTTACGCCATACCTCCGATCTTGATACCGGAGAGATGTATGTCTTCCTGTGTAAGGTTGAAGCCTGGGCGATGAATATTGGCTGCCACCTGACTATTCCACAGAGCTGCGAGTTTCAGCTGCTGCGCGACAAGCAGGAGGCGTAATGGCTACACCGCTTATTCGTGTCATGAACGGACACATCTACAGAGTACCAAATCGTCGTAAGCGTAAACCTGAGCTGAAGCCATCCGAAATACCAACACTGCTCGGATATACCGCCAGCTTGGTTGATAAAAAATGGTTGCGACTGGCAGCAAGGAGGAGTCATGGCTGATTTGAGAAAAGCAGCGCGTGGTCGGGAATGCCAGGTAAGAATCCCTGGCGTATGTAATGGCAATTCTGAAACGTCTGTACTGGCACATATCCGGCTGGCTGGATTGTGCGGTACCGGTATCAAACCGCCAGACCTGATTGCCACCATTGCATGTTCTGCCTGCCACGACGAAATCGACCGCCGCACACATTTTGTCGATGCTGCATATGCAAAAGAATGCGCGCTGGAAGGTATGGCGAGAACACAGGTTATCTGGCTGAAAGAGGGGGTTATTAAGGCGTGAATACCTACAGTATCACATTACCCTGGCCTCCGAGCAATAATCGCTATTACCGCCATAATCGCGGGCGCACGCACGTCAGTGCAGAGGGGCAGGCATACCGCGATAACGTCGCCCGAATCATTAAAAGCGCAATGCTGGATATCGGCCTGGCTATGCCTGTGAAAATCCGCATTGAGTTCCACATGCCGGATCGCCGTCGCCGTGACCTGGATAATCTGCAAAAAGCCGCTTTTGACGCACTCACTAAAGCAGGTTTCTGGCTGGATGATGCTCAGGTCGTTGATTACCGCGTTGTGAAGATGCCTGTTACCAAAGGTGGGAGGCTGGAACTGACCATCACCGAAATGGGGAATGAATGATGTTTGAGTTTTATATGGCAGAACTTCTTCGCCACCGCTGGGGGCATCTGCGCTTATATCGTTTCCCCGGTTCTGTTTTGACCGATTACCGAATACTGAAGAATTACGCCAAAACCCTGACAGGAGCAGGAGTATGAAGTCAGAGATAACAATCAACTAATACTGTTTTGTTGATTTTTGCTTGTAATTGGCGTTCTGGTCTGATTTTTGTGGAGTAAGTTGATGCGTGATATTCAGATGGTTCTTGAGCGTTGGGGAGCGTGGGCGGCTAATAATCATGAAGATGTGACCTGGTCGTCCATTGCCGCCGGTTTTAAGGGATTAATTCCTTCAAAAGTAAAATCTCGCCCGCAATGTTGTGACGATGACGCGATGATCATTTGCGGGTGCATGGCCCGTCTGAAAAAGAACAACAGCGATTTGCACGATTTATTAGTAGATTATTATGTAGTCGGTATGACATTCATGTCACTGGCAGGTAAGCATTGCTGCTCTGATGGTTATATCGGGAAAAGGTTACAAAAGGCTGAGGGCATAATTGAAGGGATGTTAATGGCATTAGATATCCGGTTAGAGATGGATATCGTTGTTAATAACTCTAATTAATACGCCAATTATTTACTAAAAGTTATTAAAAATGGGGCGTTGAAACGCCCCCAAAAATAAAGGGTAATATATAACAGAAGGTTTGTATAGTTAGAAGCAAGGTTGTGCTTCTAAAGGAAGTGGCTTGAGGGAGCCACTTATATGTTGGGGAGGCAAAGTCTCCCACAACATATCTTTTAGTAATCAAATTAGAACTGGTAAACCATACCTACAGCAACGATATCATCGGTAGCAACGCCAGATGCTTTCGTGAAATCGCTCTTATCAATCAGGTTGATTTTGTAGTCAACAAAAGTGGACATATTTTTGTTGAAGTAATAGGTTGCACCTACATCAACATATTCAACCAGGTCCTGATCACCCCAAACACCCAAGTCTTTTCCTTTAGAATGCAGGTAAGCAACGGATGGACGCAGGCCGAAGTCGAACTGATATTGTGCAACAGCTTCGAAGTTTTGTGCTTTGTTGGCAATATGGTTATTACCAAAAACAGTCATGTTCTGGGTTTCAGAATAGGTGGTGGCCAGATAGATGTTGTTCGCATCATATTTCAGACCAGCTGCCCATACTTCAGCATTTTGACCAGAAGCATTCAGACCGTTGTTACCGTAGATAACCTGATTATTAGTGCGATCAGATTTAGCATAGGTTGCACCCACGCCGAATCCTTCATACTCATAAGTAGTTGAGAAACCGAAACCATCGCCATTAGCTTCAGTTACTTCTTTTCGGTCATTTTTGCCCTGATACTGAGCTGCAAAGTTCAGGCCATCAACCAGACCAAAGAAGTCGTTGTTACGATAAGTTGCAACACCTGTGGTGCGACCAGTCATGAATACATCTGTTTGGGTCCAGGTATCGCCACCGAATTCTGGCAGAACGTCGGTCCATGCACCAATATCGTATGCTACACCGTAGTTACGGCCATAATCGATGGAGCCGTAGTCACCGAATTTCAGGCCAGCGAAGGCAAGACGGGTTTTATCTTTGGAGGAACCTTGAGATTCAGCGCGGTTGCCTTTGAATTCATATTCCCACTGACCGAAACCAGTCAGTTGATCGTTGATTTGGGTTTCACCTTTGAAGCCAAGACGGGCATAAGTAGTATCACCATCATCTGCATCATTAGAGGAGAAGTAGTGCTTAGCATTAACTTTCCCGTACAGATCCAGCTTGTTACTGTCTTTATTATAAATTTCAGCTGCCTGAGCAGACATCGCCATCAGTACTGATGCAGCTACAGCAGAAATTGCCACTGTTAATTTTTTCATCGTGAGCCCTTTTTTTTGAACTATTATTAAAAAATGATGTCACTGCGCGATAAATATTCATCTAATCAATGTGATTATTTCAAGATGTAAGTTTTGGTTTCTCGTTTAATTTGTGAAGTAGATCTCTATTTTTATCTGAACTTTTTTCTATCGAATCCTATTCATGGCTCTTGGCTGAATAAAAATAAATCTATTAGCCAATTTATATTAATGGCTGTTATTTATAAGCGCTCTATAATTTGAAGGTTCAATTTAAATTGGCTAAAAATAACGCTGGAAATTATTTGTTGGTTATTTGTTGAGATTTGCTTATGTATTTGTAGTGGTGTTTTCAATACTCGGTAGCATTCTCGCAAATATCATTTAGTGGTTTACGTACGTAAAAAATTGGTTATGCTGTTAAGAGTGGTTACTTCGTCACACAGCTTAAACCCGCCGTCGAGCGGGTTTTTCCATTTTTTGAGTCTCGATATTAGCTGATAACCCAATACCTGAGTTATTCACTGACTCCGAGTCTGTTACGTTTCGTAGTATTCCCTCAATTTACACCCGCTTTGTCTGCGAGGTGGGGTTATGAAATCCATGGATAAGTTAACAACGGGTGTCGCCTATGGCACCTCAGCAGGTAGTGCCGGGTACTGGTTTTTACAGCTGCTCGATAAAGTCACGCCCTCACAGTGGGCAGCAATAGGTGTGCTGGGTAGCCTGGTATTTGGCCTGCTGACGTACCTGACAAACCTTTATTTCAAGATTAAAGAAGATAAGCGCAAGGCTGCGAGAGGTGGATAATGCCTCCATCATTACGAAAAGCTGTTGCTGCTGCTATTGGTGGCGGGGCTATTGCTATAGCATCTGTGTTAATCACTGGCCCAAGTGGTAACGATGGTCTGGAAGGTGTGAGACATAATCCTTACAAAGACATAGTTGGTGTATGGACTGTATATTACGGGCATACAGGAAAAGACATCATTCCCGGTAAAACGTATACCGAAGCAGAATGCAAAGCCCTCCTGAATAAAGACCTTGCCACGGTAGCCAGACAAATTAACCCGTACATCAAAGTCGATATACCGGAAACAACGCGCGGCGCTCTTTACTCGTTCGTCTATAACGTGGGCGCAGGCAATTTCAGAACATCTACTCTTCTTCGCAAAATAAACCAGGGCGATATCAAGGGCGCATGTGACCAGCTACGTCGCTGGGCATACGCTGGCGGTAAGCAATGGAAAGGCCTGATGACTCGTCGTGAGATTGAGCGTGAGGTCTGTTTGTGGGGGCAACAATGAGCAGGGTAACCGCGATTATCTCCGCTCTGGTTATCTGCATCATCGTCTGCCTGTCATGGGCTGTTAATCATTACCGTGATAATGCAATCGCCTACAAAGAACAGCGCGATAACAAGGCCAGTGAACTGGAGAAGGCGAACGCCACCATTACTGACATGCAGCAGCGCCAGCGTGATGCTGATGCACTCGATGATAAATACACGAAGGAGTTAGCTGATGCGAAAGCTGAAAATGATGCTCTTCGGCGCAAGCTTGATAATGGTGGTCGGGTGCTCGTCAAAGGAAAATGCCCTGTGCCATCCTCAGCCGAAACCTCCAGCGCCTCCGGCATGGGCAATGATGCCACCGTCGAACTCTCTCCAGTTGCTGGACGAAACGTTCTCGGTATCCGGGACGGAATTATCCGCGACCAAACAGCACTGAGAACGCTTCAGGAATACATCAGGACGCAATGCCTTCGATGATAGCGATAATTTTACTCATCATCCTTCACATCTGGCTCTGTAGACAGGGTGGTGCTCACTTCTGGAGTGAATCCAGATTAAACATCTCATTGCTGATGCTTGATATTGAGCATTTTGCGCGCGGTAAGGGGCTGCGTTGAGATAAGAGCCAGTCATTACAAATACCAGGATTTAGCCTCGCATTCGCGGGGCTTTTTATTGCCATTACAAAAGCCACTTCCTACAGAGTGGCTTTGATAATGGCTTATACCCTACACGGGATAACTTAACTGATATCCCTTTTAAAGGATAAAGGTATTCAAGCCTGACACATCATGCGCTGTATCGTCGCCGTATTCCCGTATTAACAGAGACCGTAGCCCGACGGGGAACTCCTTCTGCGCGAGTGTGTGGGAATAATCAAAAACGATGCACACCGGGGTTACCGGGTACACATATTTCATCATGCCAGCGAGTCCGGTTCTGGCACGGAAGAAACCGGACGTTATGATTTAGTGCGGAAATATTTGTGTAGTGTTCTGAATGTTCTCAGTAAAGAGTAATGAATTATCAAAGGTATAGTAATACCTTTTGTTTTCGTGGATATTTGTAATCCATCTGAAAACCCCTGCTGTAGCAAGATTTTTCCTGTATTCGTAAAATGATAACTCTCCTGATTTGAATCCTTTTAAGGTGGCTTCTATAAGGCATTTATTTTTTGAAAATCTTACATTTACAACCTTACCCTGTCCTTTTATTAAAACCGTATTATCGTTTTCAAGAACAAGATGAATATTCTCTGTGGCTAAATAGTAAATGTAATGTGAGACATTGTGACGTTTTAGTTCAGAATAAAACCAGTGATAGTTTAAATTATTTCGCACTTTATCGAATATTTGTTTAAAAATGGCAACCTGAGCCATTGTAGTACCTTCCATGTGATATGAGGGGTGTAGTCTGCACGATTATCTAAATTTCTTCAATCTGGTCTGATCTGTTTTCTGAGCAATTCAGTAATGTCACTCTTTTCTTTGTTTGCTTCAGGAGAAACTCTTTTTTCTGAGCACAGTCTCCGGCGGCAGGCTTCAATGACCCAGGCTGAGAAATTCCCGGACCCTTTTTGATCAAGAGCGATGTTAATTTGTTCAATCATTTGGTTAGGAAAGCGGATGTTGCGGGTTGTTGTTCTGCGGGTTCTGTTCTTCGTTGACATGAGGTTGTCCCGTATTCAGTGTCGCTGATTTGTATTGTCTGAAGTTGTTTTTACGTTAAGTTGATGCAGATCAATTAATACGATACCTGCGTCATAATTGATTATTTGACGTGGTTTGATGGCGTAGATGCACGTTGTGACATGTAGATGATAATCATTATCATTTTGCGGGTCCTTTCCGGCGATCCGACAGGTTACGGGGCGGCGACCTCGCGGGTTTTCGCTATTTATGAAAATTTTCCGGTTTAAGGCATTTCCGTTCTTCTTCGTCGTAACTTAATGTTTTTATTTAAAATACCCCCTGAAAAGAAAGGAAACGACAGGTGCTGAAAACGAGCTTTTGGGCCTCTGTCGTTTCCTTTCTCTGTTTTTGGCCGTGGAATGAACAATGGAAGTCAACAAAAAGCAGCTGGCTGACATTTTCGGTGCGAGTATCCGTACCATTCAGAACTGGCAGGAACAGGGAATGCCCGTTCTGCGAGGCGGTGGCAAGGGTAATGAGGTGCTTTATGACTCTGCCGCCGTTATAAGATGGTATGCCGAAAGGGATGCTGAAATTGAGAACGAAAAGCTGCGCCGGGAAGTTGAAGAACTGCGGCAGGCCAGCGAGACAGATCTCCAGCCAGGAACTATTGAGTACGAACGCCATCGACTTACGCGTGCGCAGGCCGACGCACAGGAACTGAAGAATGCCAGAGACTCCGCTGAAGTGGTGGAAACCGCATTCTGTACTTTCGTGTTGTCGCGGATCGCAGGTGAAATTGCCAGTATTCTCGACGGGATCCCCCTGTCGGTGCAGCGGCGTTTTCCGGAACTGGAAAACCGACATGTTGATTTCCTTAAACGGGATATCATCAAAGCCATGAACAAAGCAGCCGCGCTGGATGAACTGATACCGGGGTTGCTGAGTGAATATATCGAACAGTCAGGTTAACAGGCTGCGGCATTTTGTCCGCGCCGGGCTTCGCTCACTGTTCAGGCCGGAGCCACAGACCGCCGTTGAATGGGCGGATGCTAATTACTATCTCCCGAAAGAATCCGCATACCAGGAAGGGCGCTGGGAAACACTGCCCTTTCAGCGGGCCATCATGAATGCGATGGGCAGCGACTACATCCGCGAGGTGAATGTGGTGAAGTCTGCCCGTGTTGGTTATTCCAAAATGCTGTTGGGTGTTTATGCCTACTTCATAGAGCATAAGCAGCGCAACACCCTTATCTGGTTGCCGACGGATGGTGATGCCGAGAACTTTATGAAAACCCACGTTGAGCCGACTATTCGTGATATTCCGTCGCTGCTGGCGCTGGCCCCGTGGTATGGCAAAAAGCACCGGGATAACACGCTCACCATGAAGCGTTTCACTAATGGGCGTGGCTTCTGGTGCCTGGGCGGTAAAGCGGCAAAAAACTACCGTGAAAAGTCGGTGGATGTGGCGGGTTATGATGAACTTGCTGCCTTTGATGAGGATATTGAACAGGAAGGCTCTCCGACGTTCCTTGGCGACAAACGTATTGAAGGCTCGGTCTGGCCAAAGTCCATCCGTGGCTCCACGCCCAAAGTGAGAGGCACCTGCCAGATTGAGCGTGCAGCCAGTGAATCCCCGCATTTTATGCGTTTTCATGTTGCCTGCCCGCACTGCGGGGAGGAGCAGTATCTTAAATTTGGCGACAAAGAGACGCCGTTTGGCCTCAAATGGACGCCGGATGACCCCTCCAGCGTGTTTTATCTCTGCGAGCATAATGCCTGCGTCATCCGCCAGCAGGAGCTGGACTTTACTGATGCCCGTTATATCTGCGAAAAGACCGGGATCTGGACCCGTGATGGCATTCTCTGGTTTTCGTCAGCCTGGTATGCTTCAATACAGCAGGAGCCGAATGGCTGGAAGACCGTCACCACACAGTTCTACATCCAGGAATTCAGTGCGTATATTGCGCCACTGCAGGATGCTGTAGATCTGGAAATCGCAACGGAGGAAGAAAGATCGTTGCTGGAAGCCTGAAAAAAGTATCGGGTGCTGCTAAACCGTGTGGACACTTCCGTAGCACCAGATATCGAGTGGCTTATTCAACCATAATAAACAGTATGTATATCATAGGTTATTAATTGTGAGTTTTTTCGGTGTGTTATTTGTTTGTTTGATGTTATGCTTTTGCGCCCCAAAAGGTTGTTTAGATGTATTTTATCAATTGATTTTCAATATCGTTTAATAAAGAAAAATTAAGCAAGCTGGATGTTGGTTTTTTGTTAATTGAATGGTTCTAATAATGTTTTTTTACTGTTGTTGAATGTGACTTGATAAGAAATGCAAGTAAAAATGATACTCTTTTTATTTTAAATTCAAACGGTTGACATATATATAGCAAGAGGTTTCAGGTGCGTTGTAGTGAGTTTATGTTAATAAAAAGTATAGTAAGCGTTGAAAAATGTAACTTTGAAATACGTTAGAATAAAAAACAATATACATATAATAATTTAATCTTAAATGAAATTTATTAAAATTTGCAAACTATAATTTTGTGTATAAAAATATAAATGCACATCATCCTGATTATGATTGTGTATTTAATTGGTTGTTATTTGACTGCTATCAACTTGTTTTAATTTTATGATAGGTGCAAGATGGATTATGTTTGCTCCGTAGTTTTCATCTGTCAATCATTTGATTTAATTATAAACAGGAGAGTTATCTCGTTCAAAAAAAATTCATTGTTTATTGTAAGCGACAAAATTAGAAGGGAGTTACCAGTATGCCCCTCTAAACTAAGAATTGTTGATATAGATAAGAAAACATGTTTATCCTTTTTTATCGACGTGAATAATGAGCTGCCTGGCAAATTTACTCTTGATAAGAATGGCTATATTGCTGAAGAGGAACCTCCATTATCGCTTGTTTTTTCTCTGTTTGAAGGGATTAAAATAGCAGACTCACACTCCCTTTGGTTAAAAGAAAGACTATGTATATCCTTACTTGCCATGTTCAAAAAACGCGAAAGTGTAAATTCTTTTATACTAACAAATATAAATACATTTACCTGTAAAATTACTGGAATAATCAGTTTTAATATTGAGCGGCAATGGCATTTAAAAGATATTGCGGAATTGATTTATACGAGTGAAAGTTTAATAAAAAAAAGATTAAGGGATGAAGGAACGTCATTTACTGAAATATTGAGAGATACTAGGATGAGGTATGCAAAAAAACTCATAACTTCAAACTCTTATTCTATCAATGTCGTAGCCCAGAAATGTGGCTATAACAGTACTTCATATTTCATATGTGCATTTAAAGATTATTATGGTGTCACGCCATCTCATTATTTTGAGAAAATAATCGGCGTCACAGATGGAATAAACAAAACAATTGACTGA